TTCGACATATGTTTTTACTGCACCGAATATATGCAATAAATCTCCGTCTGGTTTTATAACTGATGCCATAATAATCTTCTCCAATACATTATATAACTATTTATGCTCATTAAACAGTCATAAAAAAAGGGAGGACTAAGTCCTCCCTTAAAGTTTGTTTCTAGTAACTTCTTACTGGAAGCTAAGGTTACCGCTGTTAACGCCAATCTTGCTTAGGTAATCAGCCGCATTACCAAGAGATGAAGCCTGGTTAGTTAGTTCTACATAACCATAACGTGTCATGAAGCTAACTACTGGCTCAAATGTGCTTGGATCTAGTACTGTACCAGAAGACATTAGAGGAATGTATGGGCAATAGAAAGCCGCGGCATCCATCTCACCGTCGCCTTTATAGCCAACGATAATGTCTGTGCTATCTGAAGCATACTGGTCAACAAATACACGCATAGTACCGTTTAGTGTACCTACGAATTTTGTGTTTGTTGGTGCTTCAAATGGTCCTTCAGTTGTTCTTGCGAACGCTGAAGTTGTAGCAGATTGTAGTACTGTTAAGATTGTTGGTGAAACAACAGCATAGTTACCTGCGCCTCTACGTGTACGTGAAGCGATTAGGTTTGCAGATCTGTTAATAAGAACTGCTAATGCCGCATGTTCGTCACCGACGAATGTTGCAGTACCGCTAACACCAGCTTGGTTATACGTGTCAGTTGCTGTACCAGCAAGTGTACGTAGTGATGTTAGAATTTCTTGGTCGATTTCTGCAGTAATCTCTTGAGCTAGTGCTTGCATGATTTCTGCTTCAACGTCTAGGCCGTGCATAGACTGTGCGTCTTGTGCGGCTTCGAATGTCCAACGAGCTGATAGCTTACGTGTTTTAGCTTCAACTGTTTGTTTTAGGACTTGGATAGACATCTTACGTCCAGCGTCTGCTTCTAGAGCAGATGTTGTAGTTGCTGTTCCGCCTGATGCATCACCAGAATAACCTTTTGCAATAGCAAATGGTGATAATGCTTCATCACCTGCTGATACGCCGCCAGCTGTTTGGCTGTAACGTACACGCAATGTGTGAATTTGTCCTACTGGACCTGTCATAGGCTGTACGCCTACTAGTTCGTTTGCGATGACTGTTGGCATCACACGACGGATTACTGGTAAAATAACTTTGTTCAATGTGGCAATATTACCTGCCATTGTTGAACCAGATGCGGCCGCCTCTTGTAGATACTGTTTAGTATTCTCAAGAGTAGACTCCATAACTGCTTTCTTGTTACCTTCCAAACCGTCAGTAAGGGCGTCTTTAGTTACGTCCCAGTTTTCAAATAATGTTTGTGACATTTTGGTATCTCCTGTTGATTTAATTAATACCCGCTAATTTTCTTAGGTTAATTATATCGGCGTTACTATCAGTATCCTGACGCTGTGCCTTGTTTCCTGTAATCTCAGTCTTCTGAGATTCATTAAGGGTGTGTGTTTTCTTACTTACTTTAGATTCTGATTCTAAAATAGTTGGCAAATACTTGTTGTACTGTATTTTCAACTTCTCAGTTGCTACAGACTCGAGTAGGTTGCCCATAAGAGCACGTTTTTCTTTTGACAAAGGTCCTAATAGTTCTGACAAGACTTGGCCTCTTTCATTCGCTTCCACGATTCTAGATGCTTTTTTGTCTGCCGCCTCTACTAGAGCTTCTTTATCAGCAACTTGCTGACGTGATTCTTCAAGCTGTTTTGTGACCTTTTTAAGCTCACTGGTAACTTGTGAAACTGTACTGCCTTCTGCTAAATCTGAACTCATAAATTCTGCCGCGAAAGTTTCGAAGATCTTACGACCAAACATATTTTCTTTCGCCTGCTGAATGTCCTCTTTAAGCATGCCTAGTTCTGTCTTCAATGTAGTTTCTACAATGCTTGACAATTTAGTGCTTGCTTTAGATATGAAATTCTTTTTAGCTTCAGCAATTATTTCTTTACCTTCCTTCACTAGACGGACTTTCTCTTTATTCAAGTCCTTTTTGTCTTCATGAAATTCATTAAGTTCTGTTGTTAGTTGTTCCATTACGAAATCTTCTAACTTTTCGAAGTTGCCTTCCTGTAATTTACGATCATCACGTAGTTCTGTAATCTCTTTTTTAAGTGACTCCATTACAAACTGATCTAGAAGTTTTGCATGTTCTACTATTTTTGCCTGATAATTGACTTTAGTAGCTACTGCATCACGTTTGTCTTCTGCGAATTCTTTAAGTTCTTTAGTAATCGTATCAGATAGCATTGCATCTAGTGCTTCCACCATTTGCTCTTTATCTGCGTCATAACGATTAGCGAACTCTTCACGTAGTTCTGTTGTGATTTCTTCACGTGCTTCTGAGATTTTCTCATTCCACGCTTCTGAAAGAGTAGTGCGTACTTCTTCCGAAAGTACTTCTGAACTTAGGAGTTGTTCTATTGCTGTTGCCATTACTTTCTCCTAATGTCTAGGTTGTTGATAAGTTTAAGTACCTCTTCTTGTAAGTACTTTTGTGCTTTCGTATCATTATTGGTAGCGTTCGCTACATCCATTAAAATATTTCCACGTTTGCCATTCATAATGGCTTCATATAGTGGATCTGGATAAGCATCTGGCGCACTTGGGTTAGCAACAATATCTACAGTTTGTATTTCAAAACCTTTAACAATACCGTCGTTGCCCACTTCGCCACTACCTCTACTAGATACGCCTAGCCTTGCACCAGCCTCTAATAGGGTTTTACAAATATTTCCCATAGGGGTTGGTAGTAGTTTTAAACGTCCATGACCATCATCTCCGTTTATCCACATTTTTTCAATCATGTGTGACACACGATCTAAATTAACTTGTAGATCTTCTGGATGGTCAGCTTCGCCTAATACGGAAAATCCCTGATCAATTCTTTCTTGAATGCTAGTAACAGCAGTCTTGATTTCTTGACCAGGATATATTCTTTGATTTTGGTTGCGTTTATTTGCTTGTACAAAAATCCCTTCCATGTATAGATCCTTGCCACCCTTGCCATTGTCAAGAGTTTCGGTTACAATACCTGCTTGGTCATATGAAAGTTTTTCTATTAACATGCTTATTCCGCCTTACCTTTTTTCTCAGCACCGTGACCGCGAGTTTCAGGCTTTAGGCTTGCGCCGTCACCTGGGTGTGTAACTCCCATGTCTTTTGCTGTAGCCACTTTAACAGGAGCTGGATTTTTAGTATCTGTTGATACTGGACCACCATCCTTTGACACTTCATCAGTACCTGGGCCGACTGGTGATGCTTTTCCGTCATCGCCTGCTGGCATATCTACTGGGTGAACTGCTTTGTCCTTACCAATTTTAGTAAGTTCTGCGGCTTCGTCAATCTTCTCATCAGATTCATCATCATCTTTAGCTTCTTCAAGATCTTCATCTTCTTTAGCTTCAAATGCGATAGCTTCTTCTGGTTCTGCGTCCATGTCCATTTCCATGTCCATGTCATCTGCAGGAGCTTCGTCGCCCATAATTTCTGCAAATGTTGCTTTTAAGTCTTGTAATGCATCTTCTACTGAAGCAAATTCTGCCTCAATTTCTGATTCTGCACCACCTTCAGCGTCACCGTCTTCGGCATCGCCCATTTCTGCTTCATCGCCTTCTGGATCAGCTAGTTCCATCTCAGCATCCATGTCCATTTCTGGTCCATCTTCTGCTTCGTCTTCACCAAACGCTTCTTCAGATTCGATTTCATTTTCACTTGTCTCTAAGTCATCTAGGAAGTCACCGGCTTCTTCATCACCGATTGCTTCGTCTAGTTCTGCTTCTACATCGTCTTCAACGATTTCATCAGCTTCTACTAGATCCGCCCAGATTTCACGAGCACGTTCTACGAAAGCCTCATGTAATAAATCAGAAGCTACAGCTTCATCCCCATTAACAAGAGACTCAATAACTTTTGTGTAACGATCTTGAGCACTCATATTAATCTCCTTATAGGTTATAACACTTCTATTTAAGATGTCTTACTCTAAAGCAATAGTTAATGCGATTAAAACTGCATTTTCTAAAGAATAACATTATTTTAAGTAAATTAATCAAATTAATTACTCAGATGGGTCAGCGGCACTGTACATCTTTTTCCAGTTAACTGCCATATCCATATGTTCTGCTTTAGCTACTTCTTTCATTCCTCGCATCTTATTTAAATGTGCAAGTGTAAGTTTGGGACGTCTAGTGTCGTCAATATCCCAAGTATTAAATTCATCATTTTCTGCACTCTGTGCTAATTCATTAAACCTCATCACTACCTCCTGGGTCATCTGGTATTGGACTATCACTAGCCTCAATATCCGCATCGCCTATATCTTCTTCACCAGCGCCGTCATCTAAGCCTGTAGGTTCAAAACCTTCTACGTCTCCGCCTCTTAGACCTAAACCACCTAATGCATTTTGTGAATCAAAGTCAGGACCAGCTTGGTCATCATTCTCTGCTCTCCACATTGCTTCATTTTGTACTAGTTCATCTTCTTCAAGTCCTAAGTATTTCTTAAGTATAAAGCGTCTACTTAAATATGGAACGCCTTCTAAGTTACTAAACAGTTGGGCTCTTTGTTGATCTAGTTCAATTTCTCTATATTGACTAAAGCTCTGTGGTTCAATGAATGCTAAATCAAACAAACTACTAGGAACATCAACTCCGCGATGATCTAAAAACATTTTAAATTCTCTATCAAATGTAGGCTGTAATATTGCTTGTATTCTTTCTATATATTTTGAAAATCTGTACTCTTGTATTAATGCTGTACCAACTCTTCCGTCCTGATATGTTGCTGTACCGTCCTCAGAACCCGTTGGCATATAGCTACTTGGTATACGTAAACCACGTAATAGTTTGTTATTAAAGTACTTTAAATCATCAATTTCACCTAGGTTATCACCACCCTGCAATACATCAACTTTGGATCCACGCCCTTCTGCTGTTTGTGCAAAAAAGTAATCTTCCATAATTGATAATGGGTTGTATGCCGCATCCATGACGTTTGTACCACCGCCTGTTTTATTTGGAATACGTGTTTGGTGTACTTCGTTTTTAACACGCTCAACAAAACTCATAGCTTTATGTGCTGGCATGTTGCCAACGTCAATATAAAATACTCTGCGTTCTGGAGCACGTTGTACTCTGTATATAATAATTGAATCTTCAAGAAGTTCTTTTTGTTTATATACTTTAAATACTGCTTCTAAAATACTATTACCAAATGGCCAACTAACATTCATTCCATCACTTAATGCCATATGAACAATATGTTTTGAATCTACTGCAAACTGTGTGTCTTGGCTATTATATCCGCCATGATATACACCTGCATTTCCTTTTGCTGGTGTAGTATAACCAGACGTGCCATTAGCTGTTGTATTGTTTAATTTTCTAGTATCAACTGCAACTAAATCTTGTAAGTTTAATTGTATATTTCTAACTAGATATTGGTCTATCTCTTTACCAGTACTTTCATTAACAATAGCACTAGTCACGTCTTCTGGATTAACCCAAAATAATTTATATGTTTCAGGATCTCTAATAAAGAACTGATCACCATATTTAATGGCGGCTCTAAAAATTCCAAATGCTCTTCTATCTAATTCATTAAGATTAGACCATTGACGCAATGCTGTTTCTAAAGCATTAACTTCTGACTCTGTTGCGTCTGTTTTAAATTTTATCTTAAACGGTAATTCCGTTTTAGAATCTGCTTGTGTTGCAAACTCTGAAATAGTGTCTAAAGCAGTATTAATTTCTGCATCCATATCCATCTGATCGTATTGTGTATAACGCTCAACACGGTTCGGTTGTCCAGAGTATACTTCAGGTAGCCATGACTGCCAGCGATTTGCTCTCGCCCTGCCGTTTTGGGTATCTGTATCGTATCTAGTAAAGTGTTTTTTCCAACTCATGTGTTTTTCCTAATTATAATGTTATTTATTCATATTCAGCAGAAGTTCTTACAGAAGTCACTCTCGCTCCTCGCTGTAAATTCTTCAATGCATCTCTGAATGCTTGCATATATTTTACGTCTTCGTCCTCATCACTGTCAGCTTGGGTTGCCATCATTTCATTATAGTTTCTTTCTGACTTAGGTCCCATACGTTCTGAAGGTGGTCCAGCTTGATCTGGCATCTTTTTCATCACCTGTTCTTGATTTATTTTTGGTGCAATGGAAGTTTGTATCTGTAATTCTCCGTTATCATCCTTTAATTCAGACTGTATATACGTGTCTTCACCAGGGCCTCTACCAGCTCTAACAGTAGTTCTGTCGTTTATCTTCTTTTCCATTCCGACAGCACCATTTTCTAGATTATATACTGTCATATCACCAGATGAGTATTCTGATCCTATTAGCTTGCCGTTAAAGAAATGTTGTGTGACATTGACATTATCTTCTCCAATAGTCCCTTCAAACATCTCCTGGGTATCACCATTTCCATACGTTCTTCTAGTCAAACCTGCAATACTTAATTCATTATACAACAGTTCTCCCATTTTGTCAAATAAATTTGTTCCGCCACCATCTTGTGTAGTATAATAACCGCCCTTATAATCAGATCTAGTTGTTCCATTATCGGTTGTATTCACACTTATTGCTTCTCCAAGACTTCTACCAATTTGATCTATGGTTTTAACATATGTAGGCATATCAGTAACAAGCATTTCTGGTCCTAATTCACCAACCATTGACATTGCTTTGGAACCTAGATAACCACCCAGGAATCTCTGTTTTATACTACCATCAGTATTATGTGTTTTAGCATATTTCTTATCCCATAACATTCCCTGTCTATCACCACCAAACATGTTTTTCTCTGGTCTAGGCAATACTCTTGTTTGGGCGCCATCAGTAGGAAATTCAGTAGTTACACCATCTTCTTTAAGTTCTTCGGAGGCAGTACTTTGATCTCCATCCTTATCCATTACCTTACCCAACTTCGAAGACATACTTTTAATTATTTCATTAACATTTGCCATATTGGGTATAAGTAAATTTTGTGCTTTAAGCAATGCTGATGCTGTACTGTTCATAGCTTGTGTAACTCCACCCTGCTCAGCAATGTTTTTCGCCACTTGTTCTTCAGCAAGTTTTCTTTCTTCGTCTGTCATATTGGCTAATTTTTGATTTGAGTTCTTAAATGTTGTGAACCCGTCATTAACTTTACCAACTAAAGATAAAACACCAGAATTAGTTTTTAATATACCTTCATCATTTCTAACTTCAAGCTGTGTTAGCATTTTCATTATTTTACCTTGATCTCTCACAACACCATTTCTAATATCTTCCTGTAATGTCATAATAAATTCTTCACCGCCATTTAGATTTTTTATCGCGGTAAGCATTTCCTTATCCTGGAATAAGAAATCAAATGATGTTCCACCAGTAGTTTCAAAGTTTTGAGCACCTACACGCAGTCCTTCAAGTAATCTATTTCCGAGTTCAGGACCTAGCCCTCCGTCCTTTGGAGCTTTGGATGCCAATGCAGTTAATGTTATCTGATATGCTTGCAAGGCTTTGCCCTGTGCTTCGCCAACTTTTTCTTTAATTCTTTTAGTTACACCCGCAAAGTCTGGACTTCCCATTGCTTCCATTCTTGATGCTATTAGTTCTTTTCTACTAAACGCAGTTGCAGTAGCGAGCATTGAAGTCTCTTTTAATAAGTCAGTATATCCTGTACGTAAGCCTTCTCCTTCATTTGCCATTAATTGGTCCATGTTTCCAGACAAACGAGAAGCATCAACAAACTCAGCAAAGCCTTCTAACATCTGTGTGTTAGTTAATCCAAAATCACCAAAATTATCTAAGTCTGAATTAATTTTATCAAATTGTCTTGCAAATTCTAATGAACCACCCGAAACTCCGTCACCCATTGACTGTATGCCTTTTCCAAACTTTTGTAGTGTTTCGGCCATTTGCTGGTATCCAACGCCTGCCTCATAACTTAAAAGTCTTATTTCTTCAAACCTTTGAGCACTATCAAAAAATATGGCACCAGAATCAATCATTGTTTGTTGTGCTACTGCATACTGTTCTACTTTAGCGGCTAAGAAACCTGCATAAGCCATGAAGCCATCACCAATAACACCAGCGGCTTTAGCTGTGCCTTTCCAGAATCCACTCATACCGTCAACTGCACCCTTCAACGCTTTATTGGATTTGTAGCCTTTCTCACTGGCATCTCCTAGGAAACCAGTAAACTTTTCTGCCATATCATGTACTTTTGATAATGGCTTACTTGTATCATCTAGTGATGTAGCAAAACTAGTGAATCTTCTAGTTACATTTTTAAGTGCTTTACTAACACCCGAGTTACGTTTTTTAGCCGCCTCTTCCGTTGTTTGTGATAGTTCCTGTGTTGCTTGTTCCAAGCCGTCTATATCCATTGTTTGAGCATTAACAGCACTAATTAATATATCTCTTGAACTGTTATTTGCTCTGAGAACAGAGGCTAACGACTGTAGCGTTTGTTCCGTTGCCCATTGTGGTAAATTTAACTGTTCACCATCTGGCATAGGTATTTGCATGTCTGCCATTATTGTGCCTCCATAATTTGATCTCTAGACATTTCTCTTGTTATCTCTTCCATCTCTTTTAATAATTGTTGAATCTTTCTTTTTGACTTGCGCCTGCCGCCTGCTTCTCTACCCCAATATTCATCTTCACCAGATAATGATCTATTGATACGTTCTTCTTCTGCTTTCTTTAATGCTTGTATTTCTTCTATACGTGCATTCATTCCATCATCAGGTACAGATGATTCCGATGTAGTTGTATTGCCATCAAACGGACTACCATCAGGATATAATGGAATTACATTATTATTCTCTGCCTCGGTTTTAGCACGTAAATGCTCTTTGGAAAGTGGGTGTTTTTTATCATTTGTTTTTATGGTTTCTGTTTTTGTTTCTGTATTATTATTTCCATCACCTTCTACTGCTGGTACAACGTTGTTTGTGTCTACCTCAACTTCTGAAGTAGTTGGTGTAACTTCTCCTTCTGCGACAGCTCGCAACTCTTTTAATCTTTTCTGATACATGTTGTCGTCAGCATTATGCTGTTGCATAACTAATCCACGTTCCTGTGCTTGTCTAAATCCTGCATCTGCATTAGACCAAGTGATTCCACCACCAAGGGAAGTTCCTACAATATCAATATGTGCAGTTTCGCTTCCCATATATCCGTGTGCCGCACTACCTGCTTTGGCACCTAATGCAAAGGCGGCTTCTACAAAACTTAAAAACTCAGGGCTTTTAATACCTAAAAATTTTCCA